TGCCGGTGTTGTTGGCCAGGGTCGCGTAGGTGAGTTTCATGGTGGTGGTCCTTGGTTGTTTAAACGATCAGCACAGGGGGAAGGAATCGAGGGACGGGTCACGCTCGGTGGTGATGCGCTTGCCGTTGGCGAAACGCTTGTCTGACATGTCCCAGCCGGTCACGCCGGATTGGGACCAGTTGCGGTTGGTCTGGGCGAAACGCAGCATGTTGTTGATGACGGTGGTCTGGTCGACGTCGAACTGCTCGGCCAGCTTGGCGATCGAGGCACCCAGCTTGCCGTCCAGGCGGATCGTGACGACCTTGTTGGCGGCACGCCATGCACGCTGCTTGGCAGCGGCGTCGGCGTGCTTGGCGGGACGGCCGGCCTTCTTGGCGGGTGCCTCGATGGCGGCGACTTCGGCGTTGGTGTCGAGCAGTGCGGTGGTGGTCATTTAGCGTCTTCTCTGTTTGTAGCCCCAGTCTTGAATTATACGCATCTGTCGAGGCGCGTCTATGGCATTTCGCACGAAACCTCGCGCGCGCAGGTCACGCGTGTGCGCGCGGGGGCCTGCGCGCGCGGGGTACATAGAATTCATGTCCTATGTACATAGGACATAGGACATTAAATCAATTGATACTCTGTGCTGCGCGAGCGCACGCCTGCGCGAGTACCCCGCTGTCGCGGTTTCGTCAAGCCCCCATTTGCCTGGGGGCGGCACAGGAGTACAGTGCCGGGCCATGGCAGCACCAACAGTAGGCAAGACTAGGCCGCGTGGCCGGCTCACGCAGCCCAACAGCGGGCGCAAGAAGGGCACGCCCAACAAGGTGACGCAGGACTTCCGCGAGACAGTGCAGGCCCTGCTGGACGAGAACCGCGAGAACATCGCCAAGTGGCTGGCCATCGTGGCGCAGGGCTCGCCGGCCGTGTTCGATCGCAAGGGCAACATCGTGCGCCAGGAGAAGGTCGGCGATCCATCGACCGCGCTGCTGCGCCTGTCCTACCTCGCCGAGTTCGCGGCACCCAAGCTGAACCGCACCGAGGTGACAGGCGACGGCGGCGGGCCGCTGACAGTGGTCGTCAATACCCTGGCCAGCCCCGAGTGATGCTCGAGTTTCGTCACGCGTAACTGCCAACATAGGACACGACCATGCCCACGCATCTGTACCGGGACGAGGACATGGTGGAGGCGGTGACGCGCAAGCACATCGCCATGGGCCGGCTGACGTTCCAGTACTGGCTGCTGTACCCCAATGAGAAGCAGCACGCAGCGGCCGTGCTGGACATCGTGAAGCCTGGGCACCGCGATCGCATCGTGAGCCTGGGCTGCGGTGTCGGTGGCATGGAGGCCCACTGGGCTCGCATGCGTCCCGACCTGCGGTTCACCCTGGTCAACCGATCGCCCTCGCAGCTTGCGATGTGTGCGTGCCCAGGCGAGCGCATCAGGGCCGACGTCGAGCACTGGCAGCCCGAGGGCGAACCCTTCGACCTTGCGGTGCTCGCCTACGTGCTGGGCCACGTCAACACGCCGGTCGTCCTGGCGAACGCCAGGGCACTGGCCAAGCGCGTGCTGGTGCTCGACATGTTCGATGACGACGAGGGCGCGATGCGCGACCTTGTGGGCTACGAGTGCCCATGGTCCGACCAGATGCGCGAGCACTTCGAGTGCCTGAGCACTGGCTGGCCCTGGCACCTGACGGTTGCGCTCGATGACGAGTCGCCGTTTACACGCCGGGTGGTCGAGCGCACCAAGCCGGCCATGTGGCTGTCGAAGGAGGACTAGACCATGCTCGCGGTGCTCGTCACGCTGCTGGTGCTGGTGCTCGTCTTCGGCACGCTCGAATGGTTGACTGCACGATGCCGGCCCTGGCTCACGACGAAGGAGGATTGATCATGATCGAGATGCTGGTCACGCTGCTGGTGCTGGTGCTGGTCTTCGGCATCCTGTGGTACGTGTTCACCGCGCTGGTCCCGCTCGCGCCGCCCTTCGGCATGATCGCGCGGTTGATCATCGCCCTGATCTTCGTGCTGGTGCTGCTGGGCGTGGTCTTCGGCGGCATCGACCTGCCCATGGCACGCTGGAGGCACTGAGTGCCCGAGATTCAGATACCCAACGGGTTCACGCCTCGGCCGCCCCAGGCGGCCCTCATGCGCTACTTCGACGCTGGTGGCCTGCGTGCAGCGGCCTGCTGGCCGCGCCGGTTCGGCAAGGACTTGACGATGGTGCATCAGACCGTCAAGCAGATGTTTAAACGCCCAGGCATGTACTTCCACATGCTGCCCAACCACAAGCAGGCCCGCAAGGTGATCTGGGACGGGTTCGACAACAGCGGGCAGAAGATCATCGACCACGCGATGCCGAAGGCGATCCGCGAGGACACCAACAAGACCGAGATGAAGATCACGCTGCGCAACGGGGCCATCTGGCAGCTTGTCGGCAGCGACTACTACGACAGCCTTGTCGGTGCCAATCCGTTCGGCATCGTGATGAGCGAGGCGGCCCTCAGCGACCCCCGGGCTTGGTCGATCTTCCGCCCGATCCTGGCCGGCAACGGTGGCTGGGCCGCGTTCATCTCCACGCCTCGGGGCTACAACCAGTTCCACGACTTGATCAAGCTGGCCAAGGCCACGCCAAGCTGGTTCTACTCGCACCTCGGGGTGAAGGACACCAAGCACATCAGCGAGTCGGTGCTGGCCGATGAGCGGGCCCAGATGCCTGATGAGTTGTACCGGCAGGAGTACGACTGCGACTTCAGCGCGGCCAATGTCGGGGCCATCTTCGGCCGCTACATCGAGCAAGCCGAGAAGGAGGGCCGCATCTGCGCGCTCGATTCGTTCGGCGAGGGCGAGGTGTGGGTGACGTCGGACATCGGCTACCGCGACAAGGCAGCCTGGGTCTGGTGGCGGCGCATGCGCGGGGGCTTCGAGATATTCCACTACGACGACGGCAGCGGCATGGACGCCGAGGAGTGGAGCCAGCGGCTGTCCAAGCAGCCGGCGGCCGACGTCCTGATCCTGCCGCACGACGCCAGGGCCAAGTCCTTCGCCAGCAAGCGATCCTCGGTCGAGACGCTGCTGACGAACAAGCCCTGGCCTGGAGTGGACGTGCGTGTAAACGAGCAGCGCAACAAGGCCGACAGCATCAACGCGGGCCGGCTGGTGCTGCGCAAGCTGCGCATCAGTTCGGCCCCGGTCTGCGAGCCCTTCCTGCAGGCGATGCGTGCCTACTCGTTCAAGTACGACGAGGAGGCCAAGGCATTCCGTAGCGAGCCCGAGCACGACTGGTCGAGCCACGCGGCCGATGCGTTCATGGAGGGCGCGGCCAAGCTGCTGGTGCTCGATCCGCCGGCCGAGCCCACCAAGCTGATAATCCCGCCGATCAACCGCAGCTTTACGCTCGACCAGTTGCACGCTACGGTCAACCCGTTCTCGAACCCCAGCGGGAGAATCTGATGCCCCTGCCCCTTCCGCCCGGCCAGCAGCCGCCAGTCCCTGGTAACGCAATGCCCATGCAGCCTGGGGCTATGCCACCAGGGCCCATGGGTGGCATGCCGCCACAAGGGCCGCCACAGGGCCCGCCACCTACCGGCATGCCCCCGCCGGCTGGCATGCCACCCATGGGCGGGCCGCCCTCGGGCAAGCCGGCCGGCAAGCCCATCGGCAAGCCCCAGAAACCGGGCAGCGACGACATGCTGCCCGACACCCAGAAGAAGGAGGCCGGCAAGGACCCGGCCAAGCTGGCCGAGGTCTGGGAGAAGGAACTGCAGGCGGCCAAGAAGGAGTTGACGCCCTTCCACACCAAGGCGCGCAAGCTGGTGCGCCGGTATCTCGATGAACGCGACAGCGCGCTGGGCACCGACGCCGACGCCCGCATGAACCTGTTCTGGTCCAACATCGAGGTGCTCAAGTCCAGCCTGTATGCCAAGCCCCCGAATGTGGACGTGAGCAATTCGTACAAGGACAGCAACGACGACACCGCGCGCGTGGCCGGCAACATCCTGCAGCGCATGCTCAACAACGACATCGAGGAGGACGACGAGTCCACCTATCCCGAGGTGACGCGCCAGTCGGTCGGTGACTACCTCATCGTCGGCCTGGGGCAGGTCTGGTACAGGTACGAGGTCGAGACGCAGCAGCATGCAACCGACCCGGTCATCGATCAGGAGTCCGGCACGACCCTGGCCGAGCCCTTCGAGTACGAGGCCATCACGCATGAGGACGCGCCGGCCGACTACGTGTACTGGGAAGACTTCTGGTGGAGTCCAGCCCGGGTCTGGCAGGACGTGCGCTGGGTCGCGCGGCGCGTCTACATGAACCGCGAGGAGTTGTGCGCGCGGTTCGGCGACAAGATCGGCAAGGACATCCCGATCAGCAAGCAGAAGAACCGGAGCGACGGCATCGGCCCGCAGAACGACCCCTGGGAGAAAGCCGGGGTCTTCGAGATATGGGACAAGACCACGAAGTGCGCCTATTGGCACGTCATGGGCTACCAAGTGATCTGCGACTACAAGGAAGATCCGCTCAAGCTGCGCGGGTTCTACCCCTGCCCGGCACCGCTGATGGCCAACTTGACCACCAGCAAGTTCATGCCTCGGGCTGACTACCTCCTGGCGCAGGACCAATACGCCCAGGTCGATGAGTTGACGACAAGGCTCAAGTACCTGACCAAGGCTTGCAAGGTCGTCGGTGCCTACGACAAGAACAGCACGGGGCTCGCCCGGATCTTCACCGAGGGCATGGAGAACCAGATGATCCCCGTCGACAACTGGGCCGCGTTCGCCGAGAAGGGCGGCATCAAGGGCCAGATGGACTTCGTGCCGATCGACGTCATCAGCACCGTCATCGGCGAACTGACCAGCCAGCGCGACGTGCTCAAGGCCAACCTGTACGAGGTGCTGGGCATCGGCGACATCATGCGGGGCATGACCAACCCCGACGAGACGCTGGGCGCGCAGCAGTTGAAGGCCCAGTTCGGGGGCAATCGCTTGCAGTTTAAACAGCAGCAGATCGGGGCTTGGGTCGCTGCTGGCCAGCGCATCCGGTCGCAGATCTTCTGCCAGCACTTCCAGCCCCAGACGCTGCTCGATCGCTCCAACATCATGATGTCGATGGACGCGCCGCTGGCGCAGCAGGGCGTGGCGTTCCTGAAAGACCAGGGCGACACCAAGAACTACCGCATCAGCGTCGAGGCCGAGTCCATGGCCATGGTCGACTGGGCCCAGGAACGCGACAGCCGCACCCAGTTCATGCAAGCTGCAGGCACGTTCCTGGGTCAGGTGCGCGACATCACCCAGACCATGCCGACCGCAGCCCCGATGTTGCTGCAGGTCATGAAGTGGGGCCTGGGTGGCTTCCGCGTCGGCAAGGAAATCGAGACGGTCATGGATCAGGCCATCCAGGCGGCGCAAACCCCACCGCAGCCCGCGCCGCCGAGCCCGGCGGACGAGGCCAAGACCAACAAGGACAACGCGAGCGCGCTGCAGTCCAAGGCCACGGCCCTGGAGAAGACCGTCAACGCCCACGTCAAGGGGGCCGAGGCGGCCATGATGACCGGGATGGTCGACCCGAGCGCACCCGGAGGGCCCCAGGGCCCTGGCGGGATGCCGATGCAGCCGCCACCCCCGGTCGTGCCGATGCAACAATCCCCCGTGCCACAGGCACCCCTGCAATAGTCACTGGAGACGAAAATGACCAAGCACAAGGCCGATACCACCATCACCCCCGAGGACATGAAAGCCCTGGAAAGCCAGGATGCCGCGTTCCTGGCGGCCGAATTGGAGAAGCAGGCAGCCGCCACGCCCGTCTACGTCGGTGTCCCGATCGCCGACGTCGAGATGCCGGCCCGGTTCACGACCGGCGGCGCGACCGCCGACGAGAAGGCGGCCTGGATCGCCGAGCACGGTGGCCAGCCAGCCCTGGGCGAGGTCGCTGCAGGCGAGGCATGGCCTCATCCGACCGGCGGTGCGCTGACTTCCGACGTCTAGGAGCACGGCCGTGTCCACCCTGACCGATCTGCTGCGCGAGGGCGGCACCGAGGCCCTGGGCCAGCTTGACGCGACCGGCCAGTTGCTGAAGGGCGCGGCCCTGCAGCCGATCGCCGGCCTGGGCGGCGCGAGCCGCACCGTGGCCGACCTGCTGCGGGGCAAGGGCTGGGATGAGGCCGCCCGCAGCGGTGCCAAGACGGTCGAGGACATCTCGGGTTGGGGTGGTGGGCCGGTCACCGAGCGCGGCGCGCAGCGGTTGCAAGACCTGGGCGCGACGATGAAGGGCGCAG